GCGGACACGCTCGATGGCGAGCAAGGCTCTTACTACTTCAGTCCGGTCAACTTTCCAAACCGAACTAATTTTGAGAACACCTTCAACAATTTAAGTGGTAGTACTGGCAGCGGCGCGAACCTTAATACGACATTCGCAAACCAAAGGTCAGGATTCATCGACGTTTGGGGAGGTGTTGCGGGTAGCAACAACAAACCTCCCGGCACAACTCACGTACAGGGTGTGCAGGTTAGGCATCAGACAGGCAACAATTATGGTTGGCAGATTGCTAGTCAGTACAGCCAGCTAGCTTTGTGGAAAAGGACTGTTACTAACAATACCTTTGGTTCATGGGATCAGATTTGGACCGCAGGCACAGACGGCACAGGATCTGGCTTAGACGCCGATACTGTTGACAGTATTCAAGGTGCTTCATTGCTAAGAAGTGATGCTGCCGACAGTGTTACGGGTACACTTACTTTCCATTCCAATATTCGAAGAAACGATCACAACATCGGATACCTCGAAGGCGGGCACAACAACATCGGCAGCACTGCTGCTCAGACAAGCCCCATTTACACAATTGGATATAATTACAACCCATCCGCTACCACTCTTGGGAACATGTACGGAATCGGTTTCACCGAAAGTGGCAACGCCTCGTTTATAACTAGCGTAAGTGCCTTGACTCAGGGCAGTTCTGGATGGGGGATGTACGTTGCTTCTGCCGGAACTGCTCGGATCTTCCTTAACGGTGAAGACGGTATCATTCTTTCTACGGGGCAACATTACGCCGGAGGAAATCTTGTATGGAACGCAGGCAACGACGGTTCCGGCTCTGGTCTTGATGCCGATACGCTTCACACGCTTGCGCCGAAGGGCACTGGAAATACAGGCGCTAACCAAATTCTACGGTCGAACTCAAATAGCTATTTCGTACACAACAACTGGATAGCGGTTGGTACGACAGGAATATATTCGGGCACAAACAGCGCGCACTTTTATCCCAATGGTTCATCTACTTACGGCACTTGGCGGATCAACGGCGCAAGAGGCTCCTACACTGGCATCTGGCTCGATTACAGTAACGTCAACGTCGGGATGTACGACTCCGGCGGCAATGGCGGTGATTACTCAACCAGTGCAACGGGCGGCTGGCATTACTACTACCACCGAGCCAATTCCTGTATGGGTGTTGGTGGGTCCAGCACATCAAGTGCTTATGGTTTGTATGAGCAACGTGGAGGTATCTACTCCACCAGCAATATCACCGCCTACTCTGATCGTCGCATCAAAGAAAATATTGTCCCTATCGACAACGCACTTGAAAAGGTTAATCAGCTTGAGGGGGTTTACTACACCCGTATAGATGACCCAGACAAAAAGCGCGAGATTGGCTTTATTGCTCAGGATGTAAACGAGGTCACTCCAGAGCTGGTGACCTACGCTGAGGACATAGACCAATACGGCGTTAAGTACCAGAACACAACAGCGCTTCTTGTTGAGGCAGTAAAAACACTTACTCAGCAGGTCAAAGACCTACAGGCAGAAATAGAGGAGATGAAGAATGCCTAACGCACAAGTCATTACTTGGTATTCGGCTGACGCGAAGCCCACCGACGAAGGTGAAGCTATGCAAGTCGACTACGATGACAACACGCAAGTCACTTTAACAGCGGACTCGGATGTCACATCGGAGCCTGCGTTTGTTCAATCAGTGCATTCCGCACTCTTTCCTTCAGGAGATTAAATCATGCCAGTAACATGGACAAAGCTAGAAACCTTTACCGGGACTCGCACAGAAACCAGCCCCAATCCCGACAATCTGGAAGAGACTATTGATACCACGATTGACTGCCGCGATATTAAGGTCGAGTTCACTGATGGGACAGTAACTCACACGCGCATGGTTAACGTCTGTTATGACGCAGATGGCGACTATGACGACGCAGAAACAGACATACGAATAGGTCAAATGGCTGTCGGCGTCGAAAACAAGATCGCGGTAGGCGTAATTAGTTAGTGGCTCTTCAGACCTCGGGTGCCATTAGTCTTAACCAGATTCACATAGAAGCTGGCGGGACTAGTGGCACTACAGTTTCTCTTAACGATAGCGACATACGTTCGCTAGGAGGAGTAGCGTCCGGGGCTATTGATTTTGCGGACTTCTACGGCGCGAGTGCGGGTTGGACGCTGGTTCAGGGAGCAGCGGGCACGTCTATTTTTGGCTATAGCGCGGGTCATGGCTCACAGACTGCGATTAGTGGCAGCAGTCTAACTCCTAACACCTTAAACGGAGCTACGATTAAAAGCCTTTATTACGTTGAAGTCACTGTTAAGGGATCGACAACGCGCCAGTTATTTATGGTACTAGATGGAAATAGAGCGTCTAACTTTTTTGCGACAATTAGAGATACGCCGGGCAGTCTACCTAACCAGCCTTTAACTTCTGGTAACGCTACAAGGTCATACGTATCTCAATACAACTACACAAGCTATTCGTGGATTCTTCCGTCTACTCCCTCTAACTGGGACGGCTCTGGGTCATTTACGGTGACCTTCACATGATCACGTTTACGGTTATCACAGGTTTTACTGACGCTATGTTTGACGCATTGTACGCAGACTGTAGTGCTGATATGAATGCAGGCAGCTACCCGTGGCATTTTTTCTCTATGTCTACAGAAGACGAAAAGAAAGCGCACCTTAAGACCACATTTAATGAAGCGCCTTTTATGTTTACGGTAGATGAAGACGGGCATTATTTAATGCTTGCTGCTGGGGGCATAACAAACGGAGTGTTTGAGTGGTATTTAGGTTTGATTGGTCAGGACAGCGCCGGTAGCAAGTCGTGGTTGTATCGCGCCGATTATCAGGCTGCACGGAATTCTTTTTGGTCTAGCCAGAGCATCTCAGAGTGGCGCGTTGAGACTATGGGGTCAGGCACAGCGATGCACGATCACATGCTTTCTGCCAGAGAAGCGAACACTATACCGGGGACGTTTAGCTCTATCGATACGGAAGAAGGTCCGGTCAATCAAACGGAGTTGCGGTTTATAGTATGAAGCGATTTTTGTTGCTGATATTAGTACCCAGCTTGGCTTTTGCACAAATTGAGCCTTCGCCGGAGATAGACCCAGTGCCCACGAGAGACGGCGAGTACGAACCGGACTTTGATGGCGATGGTGAAGATACAAATATTGAGGGCGATTTAAACACGTCGAACTCAAACAACGGTAATGTAAGCAAGACTTACAACGGTGCTGGCTCTAGGTCGATGCCGGTGTCAACGGCTATCAGCCCAAGCTTAATGAGCAGCGGGCAGCAGTCTTGTTTAAAGTCCCTGTCTGGCGGTCTACAGCTTATGTCTGTAGGCATATCGTCAGGCAAGTATGTGCAGGACGCAGAGTGTAACAGAAGGCTAAATGCAATAACGCTGTCAAACATGGGGATGAAGGTAGCCTCGGTCAGTTTGATGTGTCAGAACGCGCAGGTTTGGCGCGCTATGTTTATGTCTGCAACGCCTTGCCCGATCATTAGAGGCGGCAGGTTGTTGGTTGGCAAGATGGCTTTGCTGGAAGTGAAGTCAAATCCAGAAATGTGGATACCAGATTACAAGGAAGATAAGGAGTTTTACGACGAACTACTAGCGGGGGGTAATAGTAATGAAGTTGAGGAATCTGACGCTAGTATTAGCGAGCGTTTCCGTACCACTAAACGCGGCGGAGATTGACGACCTAGTCAATACATCGCAGAGTATTAGAGATACTTTTGCTTACGGAATCAAAACGATTGCTGGCGGAGAAGCCTACGCGCTAGACGGGCAGATAGCACCAAACATGGCTAAGAACGGCGGCCACATTTCAGAAGAGCAGCAGAACGCTTACAACGCAGCGGTTGCAGCTGTAGCAGCGGCTACCTACTCTTACGACCCCGGCGCGGATCAGTACTTTCAGGATCAAACCGACCAAGCAATGGACACCGTGTCCCAAATGATCGATACGTACGTTGAGGCCGCGCAGCAAATTATTATGGTTGCCGAGGTTAATGAGCGAGCACAAGAAGCAGCATCTGCCCCCGATCAGCGAGAGGCTATGGAGCTGCAAGAGTTCATGGCGGCTAACGACGTAACTCTGCAAGACGAGGAGATCGAGGCTTATAACGACGCCTTGTCTAACACCGAGTCGGCAATACAAACAGCCGCTGCGTACATGGCGGTAGCAAATGACGACTCCCTTCTGGAGCAGGCAAACAGCATGGCTTATGACCTTCGGGTCACATATCAAGAAGCGGGTTCATCTTTCTTCGATGTGGCTACTCAAGCGTTATGGGTATCGTTTGACGACGGCGCAACGATACAAGGCTTGCAGCTAAACAATTACTTTGTTGACGCAGAGCAAGTGTTAACTCGCGCAGAGACTGAGGAGTTTTGGACAACTTCGCCTGAAGGCGGTTGCTGGTTCGGGTACAGCCCCGAGGAGCGTGGGCAGTGTGTAGGAGGCGGTAATGGCTCTTGAAGATATTGAGGTAAACGTAGCCGGGACTTCTATCAAGGGGGTCTGGATAGCGATTGTATTTACTTTCGCTTCAACAATCGCCGGTGGCATATGGGCTGCATCGCAGTTTTTCTCTCAGTTAAATGAGCAGTCTGAAGCTGTGGCGTCGGCTACTGCCAAGGCTGATGCGTTAGTGGCTAGATTTGACGACTTGCGTGGGACTAACTCAGAGCGTTTGCAGGCTATGGACGTTAGCTTATCGAACATGGAGCAGGCGCTTGGAACAGCTGACGTTGAAAATCTACAGGGAAAGCTGTCCGAGTTGGGTGCCAACTTGTCGCAGATCATGGATGCTCAGAAAGAGTTGCTCGACATAAGAGATAGAGTCAGTTCGGTAGAGAAGGTTTCCTCCGAAACAGAGCTACGAGTCAGCGGGAAGTTAGAGTCTTTAAGTACCCTTGATGATAGGTTATCTAGGTTTGAGAGAGATATGGATGACCTTTGGACTGCGATAGATGCAACAAATCCTCTAGGTGGCAACTAATAGTTGCAAAAATTAGCACAGCTAATAAAATAGCTGGGAGATGTTTTTCCCCTATAGGAGTTAGCAAATGACTGAGGATGTTAAAGTCCAGACCGTAACCATCGACGATGTCGAGTATTCAATCGCCGATCTTTCTGACGAGGTAAAAGAGATGCTGTCACTACATGCTCAAGCAAATGAGATGATGGTCGGCGCTCGTAGGCAGGCCGTGATCCACGAAGTGTCAGTCACAAACCTCGCTTCCCTAATCAGCCAGCGAGTGAAAAGTGAAACCAGTGACAACGAAACCGAGGTCATCGAGGCCGAATGATTCAATAGACCGCTATTGGGAAGCTATCAATAGGATCGCATCCCACGAGGCCATGTGCGAAGAAAGGTCCAAGACGATATTTAATCGCTTGGACCGTATCGACGTTTCTCTAGAAACTATGAACAAACGGATGTTCACTCTAGGGGTGATGCTATTGGGCGGTATGGCAGGGCTTATTGTCACCTTGCTTATAAAGTGAGGTAGCTATGGCGTATTTTAAGCGCGACAGATTTAGTGGTACTGCACCGGGCGTGTCACCGCGTCTCTTATCTGAGCAGTTTGCCCAGATAGCCGAGAACATTGATTTTGAGTCAGGCCGTTTACAACCCGTAACAACGGATGCTGACGCATTTACCCTTAGCAACAGCCAAAGACGCTCTATTTTCTTCTACCGCGATACCAATTGGTTGCAGTGGAATGACGATGGAGTGTCCGTGGTCGAGGGTCCAATACCGGCTGATACATTAGACCGTCTGTACTGGACCGGGGAAGACTACCCACGTATGGGCACTGCTTCTACAATTGTGGCTGGCGCTAGCTACCCGGCTGCAAGCTACAGGCTAGGTGTTCCAGCCCCTGCAACTGCCCCCATAATAAGTAAAACCGGTACTGCCGACGACACACAAACGCCTGACGATGTAGCGTACGTTTATACGTTCGTCACTGCTTTCGGAGAAGAAGGTCCGCCTAGCCCCGCAAGTAACGTATTAGAGCGTACTGATACTGAGACCGTCACTATTCCAATGCCCTCTAATCAGCACCCAAGTGGTAACTACAACTTGGGTACGGGCGCTAAAAAACGTATCTACCGCTCAAATACAGGTAGCACCAACACAACTTTTCAGTTCGTCGCGGAGGTGTCTTTTGCCACAACAACGTATGATGACAGCTCTGAATCCTTTGCTTTGGGTGAAGTACTTCCTAGCGGCACTTGGATTGGTCCGCCAGATGACGACACAAGCTTGTACCCTAATGGTCCACTTTCCGGTCTTATCGCTGTTGCTAACGGCGTTTTTGCTGGTTTCTCTGGAAAGAGACTGTGCCTCAGCGAGCCTTTTTTGCCCCACGCATGGCCCATCGACTACAGAATAACCCTTGAAGAAGACATCGTAGCAATAGGCTCCGTGACTAACGGAGTCGTTGCCCTGACTGATGGCGCTCCTTATTTTGTTACAGGCGTTGACCCCAGTGCGATGACAGCAGTCAAGCTCGACATCGCTCAGGCTTGCGTGAACAGCAGAAGTGTCGTCGACATGGGTGAGTACTTGCTGTACGCAGGGCCAGACGGCTTAGTTGCCGTGTCTGGAGGTGATGGCGAAGTCGTTACCAATGGCCTGATCTCTGTAAAACAATGGAACGCTGACTTTAACCCGACAACGCTTAGGGCTTTCCGCCACGAGAACACATACGTTGCTTTCTGGAATGGCGGCGGATTTGTGTACGATCCAAGGGGGGAAGAGGCTACGCTTTCTAACCTTAGCTATACGGGCGAGGTGCGCGGTGGATACATGCACCCCAAGGACGGTGAGCTGTACATAATTATTGGTAATAAGATCAAAAAGTACCGTGGTGGTACAACTAATAAGACTTTAAAATGGAAGTCGAAACAGTACGTCACACCTAAACCAGTAAGTATGGGGTGGGTGTCGGTTCACGCTCAGGACTATCCAGTCACTGTGCGAGTTTGGGCCGATGGGGTGCAAATCGCTGTTTACTCGCTTTCATATTCAAACAACGCGTACACGCAGTCAGTGACTGTTCCGTCCGGCGCTTCGTCGGGCACGTTACGCGAGCCTATTATGAGATTGCCTGCTGTTGTAGGCCAAGTCTGGGAGGTAGAAGTAGAAGGTGCTGTGGATATCGATGAGGTCTGTCTCGCCCAAAGTATGGACGAGATAGCAGCCCTATGACTGTGCGGACAATTAAACCGACGAAGGTTCCGGGGATACCCAAACCGCCTTCGGACGTTTCCATACAGTTAAGGAGGTATCTTGATAGTCTTTCTGAAGCACTTGAAATTAGGTTGGGAAGAAGGGGCGATGTACGCGACCGTGCTATTACCCTTCGTGAGCTTATTGATTCAGGTCTTGCCGTTGATTTAGCTAGCAATCCCTTTAATCCTAGTAACCCAGGCGGTGATTTTAACGCTAACCCCAATCCGGGGTCTGGCGATGTAGAAGACCCAACAGCTCCCACAGGCGTTACTGGCGCGGGCGGGTACGCCGTTGCTCAGATATATTGGGATCTTCCGACGTATCGCGGACACTCTTTCACTGAGATATGGCGCTTCGATGCTGACACAATTGGTGACGCAATACTTGTCGGAGTCAGCTCCGGTATTTCCTTCGTAGATCCAATTGGCGCAGGGCTTACTCGGTACTATTGGCTTCGGCACGTTAATACTAACTCAGTTCCGGGGCCGTACCACGCGTCGTCCGGCTTAGAAATTGCTACTGCTACAGACGTTGAACGCATAATCGATATTATTACGGGCGCTATCACTGAGTCCGAGTTAGCCGCCGCGTTAAGCACTAGGATTGACTTAATTGACTCGGCTGCGGACGTAGCAGGCTCTGTTGCAGCACAAGTAGCTGCGGAAGCAAATGCCCGTGCTTCGGCCATAGGTGCTGAGGCCGTGGCGCGTGGTCTCGCTATTACTAGCGCGATAGATCAAGAGGTTATAGACAGGAATGGCGCTATTTCTAGCTCTGTTGCGGCGGAGGTAGTCAATCGAGGAACAGCGATAAGCACTGCCGTTAGCGCAGAATCTACTGCTCGTGCGAGCGCGATAACTGCTGAAGCAGCTGCTAGAGCGACGGCTATTACAAATGCTTCTAATACTTTGCAGAGCCAGCTAAACGATATTGTCGGAGTGGCAGCCTATTCTGGGTCAACTACTTATGCTGTTGACGACTTAGTTACCTACAACGGGTCTCTCTACAAAGCTCTGCAAAGCTCTACGAACAACCTGCCTACTAATACAACATACTGGGAATTGATAGGCGACTACGACAGTCTAGCGGATGTCGTGTCAGCCAACTCCGCGTCTATTACATCTCTGAATACAGTGAGTAGCTCTTCATCTTCGGCTGCCGCACAAGCGATCGCGGGGCTGCAGTCTACTGTTAACGACGCAAATACCGGGCTACCAGCTACGCGGTCGCTACTTGTAAACAGTTACTCTACTACTGCAGACATGAACTCCGCGATTACTACAGCTACGACTGGGTTGGTCGCGTCTACTACACTAAATGACTATGTCACTAGCTCTCACTTAACAACGAACTACTCGACGTCATCAGATATGACGTCGGCGATTAGTACGGCTACTCAGTCGCTCGTTTCAAATACGGCTTTATCAACAGCGCTTTCGCCGTACGCAACTACGGCTACACTGACTACTGATTACTTGACGGCGACTGACACTAACAACGCGATATCTACCGCTACCACTGGGCTAGCGGCAACTACAGACCTTAATAACTATGTTACCTCTTCGCACCTAACGAATAATTACCTTACTTCGACGGGCGTAACCGGGGCGATTACGCAGGCAACCCAAAACCTTGTAGCGTCATCCACGCTTGACGACTATGTTACTGACAGCGCGCTAACTTCTAGTCTTAGTCCATACGTGACAACCTCCACGCTCACGACTAATTACCTGACCGAAACAGAGACAACTAGTGCGATATCCTCGGCGACTCAAAGCCTAGTATCCAATACTGATTTATCAACAGAGCTAAGCGACTACGCGACAACGGCTACTCTGACAAACGATTACCTAACTGCAACAGATACTAACAGCGCGATATCTACTGCTACACAGAACTTAGTGTCAAACACTACGCTAGCCGCTTATGCCACGAACGCTACGTTAACTAATGACTATTACACGCAGACCGATACTGACTCGGCAATCTCTACAGCTACGCAGAGCCTTGTGTCCACAACAGACCTGACAACCGCTCTATCACCATATGCAACAACGTCCACGCTTACTAATAATTACTACACGAGCACAGAAGCGGACTCTGCAATTTCGCAAGCGACGCAGAACTTAGTGTCAAATACTGCGCTGAATGGGTACGTTACAAATAGCACACTGACAAATAGCTATTACACAATTACTGAGGCGGATTCTGCTATAAGCTCCGCTACGCAGAACTTAGTTTCAACTACCGACCTTAGTACCGCGCTAAACCCCTATGTTCAGAACTCTACGCTAACCAACAGCTACTACACAATTACAGAAGCCGACGCTGCGATTAGCTCGGCTACACAGAGTTTGGTGTCGACCTCAACGCTTGCCGATGAGTTGGTTGACTACGTTTCAGACAGTGAGCTAGACACTACGCTTGACGACTACACGACTACATCAACGCTGACAAACAACTACTACACCCGCACTCAGGCGGACAGCGCAATTAGCACAGCAACACAGAGCCTCGCGTCCACAACAGATTTGACAAACGCGCTGGGTAGCTACGTTACGACGAGTACACTTACCAATGGTTACTACACAAGCACTGAAGCTGATAGTGCAATTAGTAATGCAACACAGAGTCTGGTTTCAACCACTGGCCTAAACACCGCGCTTGGCGCGTACCCCACGACCTCTTATCTGACTACGAACTATCTAACTGAAACGGAAACAGATAGCGCAATCAGCACGGCGACTCAGAACCTTGTCTCAAACACAGGCTTAGCGACAGAGCTTGCGGATTATGCGACTAACGCCACGTTGACTAACAGCTACTTGACCTCGACGGAGACTACTTCTGCAATATCTCAGGCGACTCAGAACCTCGTGTCTCAGACGGATCTTGCTGATGATCTTGGTGATTACGCTACTACTGCGACCCTGACTAACAACTATTTAACAGAGACAGAGACGAACAGCGCTATCAGCACAGCGACCCAAAGTCTCGTTTCGACTACCGATCTAAGTAATTCGTTGGGCGGCTACGTAACAAACAGCACACTTACCAACAACTATTACACTCAGACCGATACCGACTCGGCGATCTCTACAGCTACTCAGAACCTTGTGTCTACATCAGGGTTAAACACGGCGCTAGGTAGCTACACTACAACGTCTAACCTGACGACTAACTATTACACGAAGACACAGGCTGACTCCGCGATTTCCCAAGCCACCACGACTCTTGTTTCAACTACTGCTTTAGACACCGCGTTGGATGACTACGTTACTGACACGGATCAGACAACCGCTTTGTCTGCGTACGCGACTACTGCGACGTTGCAGAACGACTACTCAACCACAACCGACATGAACTCGGCTATTAGTAGTGCTACTACAAGTCTGGTTTCGACCTCTGATTTAGGTGACTACGCTACGACGGCTGCCGTGCAACAGAACTTCTTTTCCAAGGCGGAGGGAGAAGATCTGGAGGCGCAGTACACAGTAAAGGTAGATCTAAATGGAGCTGTGGCGGGCTTTGGGTTAGCGTCTACGACTACGGCTTCGGGCAATATAGTCAGTGAGTTTGTTGTTAACGCAGACCGCTTTGCTTTGCTTGGTAGTGCTTCCGACACAGGTAACCCCACCGTTCCGTTTTCTGTTATTACAAGCGCTACTACTATTAACGGCGAGTCTGTGCCTGCCGGTGTGTATATCGCAGATGGGTTTATAAAGAATGGCACCATCACCAATGCAAAGATAGGTGACGCTGCGATTGATAACGCTAAGATTGCCAGCTTGTCCGCAGATAAGATAACTGCGGGCACGATAAGCACTAATCGTCTTAATATTGATAGCACTACTCTTACGTCGGACCCCAATACTGGCGCGCTTCAGGTAAACGCTATACAAGCTAATCAGATAACTTCTGGAAGCATCAGCGCAAGTATCATGACCGGCACCACTGTTTACGCCGATAACTTAGTGGGCGACGTTGCTGTTCTTCTGCCTTTCAGATCAACGTCAAGCGTTTCATTTCGCGGCTCAAGCGCGTCTGGTGGTGGTACGGTAGTAGTTACTACTCAGCAGCTTCCGGCTACAACACACTCTACTAATGGGCATACGCCTTTTGCCTCGATCACTGGGTGGTATGACTCGACGTCGAACAAGACCTATAGATTCCGGCTGTACATGCAAAACGCCTCAGGCACCTCAGCTTCGTTGGGGGCAGCCACGTACGCTTTTAACTACGGAGGCTCAACGTGGGTAAAGTTTGCTGGTGACAAAAGAAGTTTAGTCTCTGCTGGAGCAACGCTTACGGCGACTGGCAAGTCCCACACAGCTACGACGGTTTACTACGATACTAGTGGCAATTACACGCAGGTGTTTTACACCATCTCCAGTGGAGCGGCGTTTGCTACAGGCAACGTGATTTCAGTGGGCGCATCCAGCGCATACCAGCTGGTTGGGGAAACGCGCTTTAAAGCCAACACAAATCTTTACGCTCAGTTTGCGGTAAGCGGTTCTCTTTCAAACAAAACGCTAGGGGCAGTAAACATGAAACTGGAGGTCACTAGGTACGGGGCTTCTGGTATTTATGACTCCGACAACTCTACTGCAAGCGATGTTATACACGAGGTCTCCGGCTTTATTATGGGAGCTAGATGATGCAGATGTACGTTCAGTGGGACCATGAAAATGAGACCATTATATTTGGCCCGCAAGGGGCTAAAGGCGAAGGCGATAACTGGTATCCGTACAATGATAGCGGTGAAATTGAGAATCCTAGAACCCAGTCCCGACGCTACGTTTATGTAGAAGAGGTGGGGTCTATTATCGGTGTGGTTGAGGGGTCTTCAGAGCGGACGTGGTCGCAGGCACGGCAGGACGGCTACGGGGGTTTGGAAGATCAGCTTGATAGATTGTGGCACGACATAGACGCGGGCACGTTAGATAAAACAGGCAGTTTCTATGTGTCGATAAAAACTGTTAAGGACAACAATCCAAAACCAGAGTAGGGGGAATAAGCAATGCATAATGGCCAACCATGCATAAACCAGAAGCCAAAGGGTAGTAAGAGGAAGAAAAAGAAGTATAATTAGTTGAACTAATATAAGTCAGGAAGATAAAGCTGTATGGATGCAGTTAACAACCCGCCGCACTATAAGACTGGCGACATTGAATGCATAGATGCAATCAAAGCGTCTATGTCTTCTGAGCAATTCATCGGTTATCTCAAAGGCAACGTAGAAAAATACGTATGGCGTATGTCATACAAAGGCCGTCCGGTCGAGGATTTGCGTAAGGCTCGCTGGTATCTAGAAAGATTATTAGAGGAGCTAGTAGATGACTGAGTGGATGTTAAATAAGTACGGGCCTTTTATGGACGTCAGCGAGCTTGCGGACGTGCTTAAAATCCAACGGACTACACTGTACAACCAGCTATACCAAGACAAGGTTTCCATACCTTATGTGAAGCGGGGAAAGAAGTATTTGTTTCCTACTACAGAGGTCGTTGCTCACATGGAAGCCGGGCTTCGTAGGCAGTCGACAGCGCTTGTGGACTAAGCTGAGTATACCGCTTTAAACTAGTCCACGTTTTGTGACCACTTATCGCAGCAACCTCCGGGATAGTCATTCCTTTTTCAAACATCCGACTAATTGCCTCATGTCGTAGGTCATGAAATCGCAAGTCGTCGATGTTTGCCTTCTTAGTTAGTTTAGCGAATTTATCGCTAACACTGGTCGCGAGGAGAACGTCCTCAAACACCCTACCACCCTGCTTACTTTGCTGCTTTTCACGTAGGAGCGCCTCTCTTGACACCGGTAATAGTGGTATCAGCTGGTCGTTTCCCGCCTTTTGCTTCGGGTCTTTTCGGTTACGGATGAGCAACGTACCACGGTCGAAGTCCACGTCTGCCCATTCAAGAGCGTGTATTTCTGCTTGCCGCATGCCTGTTTCGACTGCTATGCGAATCATTGGAGCGATCCAGCTCTTACTTGCCAGACGGAGCAGGGTTTCTAGTTCGTTGTTCGTGGGTCGTCGTCCACGTTTCCTGCTGCCTTGGATCATATCTAGCTGGGACATGACACCCATTGCTGAGCGCACAGGGTTATCTTTTATGGGTGCATTCCAAAGTGTGCGTGACACATCTATAGCTTGCGCAAAGTAGGTGAGTTCTTGGTTAAGAGTGGAGGGGGCTATTTCTCCGGCACGCTGTTTTGCGTAGGATAAAATGAAAGCAGGAGTAAGGTCGGAAAGACGCACATGCCCGACTCTTCTAGCCGTGCTTCTTACGGTTGCTAGTTTACTTTTACCGAAGGGTTTGACTCCGTGAATTTCGGCGATGTACCGGCGAAATAATGAATCAAGATTTGTGATACGTGCTTCACGGTCCGAGAGCCACGATCCGTTGTTCATTGCGGCTTCAGTTTGTAAGCCCCATTCTTTAGCAGCTGTGATTGATGCGAAGGTACGGTGTTCGGGTTTGAATCCTGCTTTGCGTACGCGTGCTACATATAACCCGCGCTTTTTTGTTATTGAGGCCAAGTGTCGCTCCAGTGTCGCCAGAGCAAATCTTACTCGATTAACTGCATGTTTTTCAACGATATTTACTGATTGGCGGAGAGAGAGGGATTTTCTCCGTTCGCAGGCACGATACTATTAAAATCAACACTTTAGTACACTTTGTAGGCTCGCTAAGTCACTGATAGTTCATTTTGTTTGGTATTGAACTGTCGCCAAACGTCACTTAAGGGTAGGGCGTATCGTTAGAGAGCCATCTTTGTTGACAGTAGCTACCCACCGTTTAGACAAGTCTATTGAGACCTTTGTACGTTTGCCTGTGGGGAAGGATAAGTATTGCGGGTATTCAGCAAAGTCTGCTGTGGGGTCGATTTCTTTCGGGTCAACGCCCAGAAAATTAGCGAGCTTTACTACGGCAGGAGCGTTTAGTTCGGTTATTTGATTCAGGTATTGAGCTAGCGCGCCTTGCGTCCAGCCTAGTTTCTTTGCGGCTTCTGTCTGCGTTAGTCCTATTTCAGACTTTCTTAGGTCCCAAATCTTTCGCAGGTTGTTAGCAGCCACTGAAGATTCCTTCTTCTTCGTGGTCATAGTCTTTACTCAAGCAAACGCGTTCTATCCAAGTGGCAATTTCTTTATTGCTAAGCGTTCGCTTTATGAACTGGGTTTTCGTTAAAGGGTAGTTCCAACGCTTATTTATCAAAACAACCGAACCTAACGGCGATCCTATAACTACAGCTACCCGTTTGTCTAGGCTAAACATGCGATCGAGCCAGAGTTTTTGAGGTTCAGAGAGCGTTGTTTTTACAAAAGTAGAGTCTCGTTTTGGTAACTCTTTAACGTATTTGTACTCAACAAAGAGGCAGCAGGCAGGGCCAGCATAGAAAGCATCTGGAACCCCACCTGCATAGGTGTCATTTATCTTCCAACGAAATACGCTGTCGGATATCTGACGATGCACGGCTCTTACGAAACCGTGCTCATTCATAGATCAGCCAGAGAACTGATCAAATAGCCCTTCGGCAACTTTGTAGTCCTCTTCCGTTGACCACCCAACCCACTCAACGTCGAGGTTCATGAACTGTTGACCAGTCCGGGACTCAACGGGTTGTGACTTGAGACGCCATAAGCTGCTGAAACGATCACCGCCTTTGCTGGCGATTTGTGTGTTCCAACTGCGCGAGACGCGTAGCTTTGAGCTGGTGAAGTCCATAATGATCGGATGGGATACATCACCGGTCTTAGGGTCTTTGAGCAACAAGATGTGTTGGTGAGTATCTTTGATTTCATACTCAGCTGGCTTTTCCTGAGCAGCTACTGCTGCCTCAGCGTCTGCTTGGCTTGTAAAGTTACCAAGCAAGCCACCACCTGCATCCATGCTACGCCATACAACATACTCAACTTTGAACTTGAGGCTGAGGGCGTATAGCTCTTCACCGTAGATTTCGCTACTGATGCTGTTAATGAAGTGGCCGACATCTGCGCCTTCGATGTGCTTAGGCGAATACTTGTCGACTTCGGGAGACATTTTCTGCAGCAACTTAATACGTGGTATTGCTATGGCGTTACCTACGTCTTCGTTACCGCGACCAGTGCCCTGTGCTGCACGCACGTGTGCTGGTACGTCTGTTGCTACTAGAGAAAATGATTCTTTAACTGCTACTGCTGATTTAGGCATAACTTGATCCTTATAGTTTGCGCATATTTAGTTTGCGAACGGTTCGTGGCTGCAGGCCGGGGACACTCTCGCCAAGCTTGAGTATCTCTTTGTATGCAGTACTACTTGGTCTGCGTTGAAGAAGACTGAAATCTGTGGTCTCAATAATGTGAGCGTAGAATTCATCCCAGTCAGTTACATCTGGGACTGTGTCTTCGTTGATGGACACGGAGGCTTTGTCATTAGCGGTGCGTGACAGCCCCTGTGCGTCCAACTCTTTTAGCAAGATAGTTTCGTTACCACGAAGCTGCTCTTGATATTCTTTAACTTGCGCATTTAGCTCATCGATACATGTTTTGATGGTTACGCGTTGCTCAATTAGTTCATTAATATTCATGCTGATTTCCTGTGTGCTGTTGTTTGGTTAAGTATTCCTAGTAACTCGTCCATTCGGCCTAGTTTGGTTTCTAGCTTGTCGTAAACTTCTGGCTCCCACGTGTTCTGTGCGGCAATTCGTACGACTTCTGTGCGTTGGGTTTGACCCGCGCGATAGATGCGTCTGTTGAACTGCTGGTAATGCTCAGCGTTGTACGTGGGGGACGCCCAGATCACTGTTGTTGCTTTGGTCATGGTGAGGCCATGTCCTGCAGACTGCGGGTGGGCGAATACAACTTGAAGCTGCCCCGCCTGCATGCGGTCAACAATGTCTTTGCGTTTGTGTGCGGCTGTGGAGCCATCGATCACGCCGTACTTAATCGACAGCTTTTCGGCAAGCTCGACCAGATGGTCTCGCTCGTGTTTCCAGTTAAATGCGACTAGGGAGTGTTTACGTTCTTGCACTAGCTGCATTACTAAGTCGTAGCGCTCAGCGTGTATACCCTGTGCGTTACCATTCTCGTCATAGATAGCGCCAGTACATAGCTGCAGAAGCTTTTTAACTTTGGCTCCGGCGTGTACAGCATTAATAGTTCCTTTTGCTGTATACAGTACGCTGTCGTCTGCTAGCGTTTTGTAGGCGTCCATAGTCTTTTGGTTAAGGTCTACAAAGCGCGTTGATATAACTTGCTTTGGCATTGATATGCAGTCTTCTAGAGCAAAGCGTATGTTGATGTCGAAGAGAGCAGAGGCAACTATTTCCTGTGCGTCTGGTCGATCTATCCATACGTTTGCAAACCCGTTGAATTGCGGTTGGCATACTGCGCTACGAAACCCATAGAACCGCTTACCTAGGCGCTCACCGTCGTCTACTAAGAAGGTGGGGTGCCATACGTCTAGGATAGTGTTGCTGTTGGGTGTACCTGACATTGCGACTCTGTAATCAAACTCGCGCATAATCTTTGCTACATTCTTTGAACGCTGGCTGCTTGCGTTTTTGAACGCAGTAAACTCATCGATGCAGATAGTGTTGAACGGTTCGAGGTAGCCGGGATTTTGCGCAAGCCATTTGACTGCGTCGTGATTGGTTATAACGATGTCAGTTTCTTCATCAAACGCTTTTGTTCGATTCTTAGCATACGCAACTGAGTACGTGAGCTGTGGTGCAAACTTACGTATGTCGTCGCCCCATGACGCTTCTAGGATAGAGAGCGGAGCGAGCACAAGCATACGCCCGTTGCCGAAACCTCGCTTAACAAACGCATCTATTACGCTGCGCGTTTTGCCAGTACCGGGGTCAGAGGTAACAAGTACACCGGGTTTGCTAAGGATAAAGTCGGTGGTTGTAGTTTGATGTTTGAATGGTTTCATAGTCCTAATGGCACCTTTCTGTCTAAGAATATTAGCACAGCTAATATTAATGTTGCAAAAAATTAATGGCTTTGTTGCTAGTCCAGCACATCGCGCAATCACCGCAGCTGAGCTTGATGCCTCTTTGCTCAGGGCAGATCAGGCCAGTGTGCCGCTCACTCTCTGAAGCAATGACGTTGGCTTGCAGGTTCATGGGTGCTGTGAATCGTGAGTCGGAGAACCTAACGTAGCAATTGTCCATTGTGTTCATCCGGGTAATGGCTTCACCAATCTCGGACTGTGGATCGTGGTGCGTGTACCCCCATACATGAAGCATGTCCCAGCCAACAACGTAGTCATTCCAGAAGTTGACATAGTCAGTGCTAAAGAAGTCGCCTAGTACGTGCAGCCTGATTGCTAGTGGTTGGCCTTTCCATATGTGCTTGTTAATTAAATTGCTAATGTTTTCTTCTAGATAGGTGAGGAACATAGGGTGTGTATGGTCGTAACGTGCAGCAAACGGCATGTTGTTACCGTAGCACGTGTCCCACTGGTCGCAGTCGGCAGGGCAGGTAGTGCGTTCTTCGAGCGTCAGGCTGTAGATAGCAGCGTTTTTCCAAGCGCCTGTAGTAACTTTACTGCCTAGCTTTTTGTTGTTTCCGCCGGGTTTTAGCATTGTCACTGACGGTTCCTTTACGCTTTTTAGGTAGCGCGTTCGTGTGCGGCGCTGCTTCACGTGCAACAATGTCTTCATATATTTCTCTCCTGATATGCGTCTTTTCTTCTTTAGGTACTTTGGTTACTAGGCGGACATCTGCTACTTTGAGTTTGTATGTCGTCCAATACAGGGCTTCTGGCGGGTCTGTCACAATCGTGAACTGGATCAACGACTTGTTTTTCCGTTCGTGCCACATTTGCATCTCGGTTTTCCTTTACTTTTTTTATCCAAATAACAAGTTCGACTACAGTAAGTAGGCGAAGTAAAAAGGTCATGTAACTTCTCCTTGGGCCGTGATTTGTTGGTTAAGTCGTTTGATTTGAACGAGAAGATCTTCTAGTTGGAACTCATCAAACGGTTTGCCGTTAGCGTCAGCTTCCATTGCTAAAACGTCATACACGACATCTTCGGTAATGCCGCCAAGTAGAAGGCTCGTGGCCCGTTGTTCATGTTCATGGTTCATGTGTAACCTCCAGATATAAAAAAGCCCCAGTAGGCCACTAATCTACTGGGGCAACCGGACTCTAAGTTAGGGGAGACCAACTTAGTGAGGGATTAGGTAACTCCCCATTGACACGCAGCTGGCTCGTCGTCTGTTGCGTTTTTGAACGAGCACCAGCGACAAGCTTGCTTGCTGGGTGTTGGGGCAAAGTCTTCACACGTTGTCATAGTAATGGCGCGTTTGTGAAAACCGGGGGCGAACTGCATAGCGTCAGCTCGTGTGTATGATTTTGTTGTTGTTTCGCCTTTGTCGAGATACCACAACTCTGTTTGTACAAACTCTAGGTGTGGATAGCGAAAGAACGTAGCGATTGCATACAGTAGGCACTGTTGAGAGTGCGCTATTTCGTTACCAAACTTTTTGCCGGTCTTGTAGTCGATAACGCGTGCGCTAGTTTCGCTTTCGTTTACTAACGCATCTAGTTTTATGCGTGCCCAAGTATCTGCACCCATCCATCCGACAGGTGCCCACTCTAGGTTAAAGCCCCATTCACCTTCTAGTTCGACTTTTGCGTCGATGTAAAGCTGACGAAGCTCTTCAAATTGTGATTTGAACTTTTCTAGAGAGGGAGGGAAGTCACCTATTTCGCCGTTTACGTAACCTTCGGCTTCGTTGTGGATGTCTGTACCGCGCGCAGCTGCTGGGCTAGACGGTTCTTGCACTCGTCTGACGCGCTGGATATAAGTACGGTAAGGGCAGTCTTCAAATACTTTAAGAGCTGAGTAGGACCATGCTCGTACTGGTCCTAGTGCAGTAGGTACTTCAAAAGCCTTTTTAATATCAGGCCGTTCACTTTGTGTAAGATCCATATTCCGAATCATCCTGCTTCGTTGTTATTAGTATAGCTAATAGATCTAAGCCCGCAAGAGCTTTCTATCTTCGTCCCCGAAGTGCGCATCTATTATCTGTTGCAATTCAGTCTCGCCGATGTTCCATTTTGTTTCGATGCCTCGTACAACAGATTTGTTTGGATTTGCTTTGTTAGCAAATGGGCGTTTACGCGTAGGCTCTAACCCGTGTCGTTGCAGCCGTTTAATAAATTCACGTTGGCTAAGGCGTGGGTTTTGTTCTGTCTGTATGTGAAACACAGTACGTAAATGCTCAGTAGGTAGTATGATGTAGGGGTCATTTGCTTCTGCTACCCAGTTTTTAACGAATCGTTGTGCTGTCATGATCTCATTAGCAAAGGCTACAGTGCCTGTGTTGATGTCGAGTATGCCTGTGAAGTAATCAAGATCTCCTTCGGTAATAGCTTTGCAGAACTCTTCAAACACAGACATCCCAACGCTTCGCATTTGTTCTTTGGCGCGGTTATCAATAGGCACATGGATGAATCGTTCTTCGTATTTGAAGGTATTTAGTACACCAGCAAAGAGTCGTAGCTCGTGGTCCATGTTGTACAGCTTGTCTGGCAAGTTGGGGTGCGCGTCAAGAAGCTTAGTGTCTTGCCGGGGTGCTATGTTGTAACGACGGTCGCCCGTATCAATTTTGACTGCATCAATTCTGTTGGTGAAGAACAAGAAGTTGCAGTAGCTTTCTATTTGTACGCTGTTACTACGCATAGCGCGTATTGATATATTCTTTTCTGCGATCCAGTTTTTAAGTTTGTCAGCAATCTTACTGGTGCCTGTCTTAGCTGATCCCATGTGAAATTCGTCGACTACTAAGAACAGCGCGTTACGCATAAACAAGTTGAACTGCTCTTCAATGGACTCAAGTGCGCGCATGGGCGCTTGTTGTTCTGTAAACAGGGGCTTGATGACAGTGTTGTAGAACAAGCCTTTGCCTGTACCTTGTGTGCCGCTTAGTACCCAGCTCGTCTTAGTCTTTTGTCTTGTTTGATAGATGTAAGCCATCCAGTTAATAAAGCGCTCAAACTCTTCTTGGCCGTTACCAAGAATGTGATCTAACAAGAGGTATATATTGGGGGTCAGGTCTTGAAGATTTCTCGCGTGACCAAACTCTAATGGTTGCTCAGGGTCTTCTGAATTGAGCATGTATTTGCTGCGTGTATACGTATTGACGTAGTAAGGCACTTGTTTGAGGTTTACTGCTACGTCGTCTTTGGTTGGGTCAAAGATGATACGTGCGTCTGGGACAAAGTCTGGTGCAGCTCGCCCGTGACTCAACATGAATGACTCGATACTGGTTCTGCTTGTTTGGGTAAGCGGGTAGTCATTAGTAAACTGGTTGAGGTTTGGGTCGAACACACCGTTGAAGTACATGTCTGTGTGGTAGTCACGCAATACAACTGGGTAAGCTGTTTTACCAATGTCTTTCATCTCTTCTTCAAATAGTTCAAAGATCCCTTTGTAGAAGTCTGGGTCAGCTTTTTCTATTTCAAAGAGAGGTTCATCTTTGAAGTTGTACATGTAGATGGGGCGTTCAGCGTTGAAGAAGTAAGCTGCACTGTCACCATTGTTAATGTTGCAACGAACAAAAGGGAAAGAGTAGCTGTCTACAACGGTGATATGCATTCTATCTGGGTTTGTTAGTACGTCTTTGACCTCGTTATCAATAGTCATTGACTGCACTTTCCCATTTTTTCGTTTCATGCCTGCGTCAACGCGGAGATCATCTTTCTGCTTGATGGATTGCTGATGAATAATCTCTGGGTGGATCGAACCCATTTCTGCAGCTAGGTCGACTGTTGCATTGCCTCGGGTAATAAGAATTGTCCGATCATCGTCGCTAATAAATGGGTTGCTTGTTGGATCATCAAAAGTTGGTGTTGATATAAAAACAAGCTTGGAGTTGTCAGCTAACGACACGTCTAACGGGTATTTGAGAGACTGCCCATTAGAGCTAAGTTCTATCTGCGGCATAAACAGATCAGATGATAAGTTAACGTGTTGAAGCCAAAGCTTTATAGACTTAGGTGGCATTGGAACAGTAAGAAGCATGAAGATGTGCAGCGAGACTTTGTCTCCTTTCATGCCAAGCGAAGCAGAGGCTTGCGAAATGTAAGATACGTCGTGGAATGCCGGGGGTAGTGAGTTGATTACTTGTTCAGTAAGAGACTCAACAACGGCAGCAGAGAGTTGCTTGCTTGGTAGTGCTCTGTTTAGTTTGATGCCGTCAACGTCAAGTACAAGTAAGCCGTTTAACGCATTGCGTTCTGTTTGTCCTTTGCGGCTTTCTTTAACAAGGTCACGTTTGAGTGCGCCTTTGAGCATGCAATGGCCAAGTGCGCCGTGGTGTTGCATTAGTGAGTAAAGGTCATCGAGTCCGGCTTGATCAACAGTGATCTTGTGTTCGTGGCTCGTGACTTCTTTGACGTAAGGATAGGGTGTAACTTTTGCTTTTGAGTAGTGTTTAGTGAGACGGAGGCCATTGGCCGCCTCTAAGAACGTAACGCGCATAGATCCCTCCGTTAATAGCGCAACTAATAATCTGAGTTATTAGTCTCTGACTCCTTGCTATAAATTTCGTCGCGATCTATTTTTATTTCCGTGTCTGCGACAAACGCTAGTGTTACCGAATTTCGGTCCACTTTGTGTACTTCCAAACTGACTAAGACTTCACCATCTTTGTGGATGGTTACCCCTTGTTTTATCTTTCTTGACAGGACCAGTCTTGACATAGTTATTTACTATATACGGTGTCGTAACCACCTTCTGCAGCTAAAGGAAGATCAGGTGCCCACTCGGGAGCAATGCAAAGATCGTCAATGATCGAATCCATTGTAGCATCAGGGTGGGTATTAGCTGCAATAATAATCACTTCGTCATGTACAGTTAATGCGACTCGTGAGTCCGGCATTTTTGCTTGTAGCCGTAACATGCTGTCTGTAATCACTATTCTAGATAGAGCCTGTATTAAATTTTCTGTGATACGTCCGCCGTAGGTGTATTCTTTTTTACCTTTTGAGGTATAGACGTAACCACCTGTCGCTTCAGGCGACAGGTCTGTGTACGAAAGAGACATTCCGTTCGGCAGCCGGAATCCGTTTCTTTCAATAGTAAAGAACGGACCGTACGTCATTCCGTAGTTTTCAGGGTGCAAAGTAAGTTGCAACATGTTTTGGAGTTTGGTCCACAAGTTAGCTATGCCGTTATAGGTGGTTCGATACTTGGTGACAATCTCCAAAGCCTGTTCTGTTGTGAAGTCTTGCGGTGGACCCATTGCCCCTGACTTCAGTGTGGCTTGGAACTTGTTGTGCCCCATGCCATAGCCAAGGCCAAGAATTGCTGTCTTTCCTACAAAGCGCTCAGTAGGATCTTTCTTTTTGTCGATGGGTCGCTCGTATATAACGCTTGCGAAGTTTGAATAGATGTCGTCGCCACGCGCGAACTGTGAAATCAGATCAGTTTGATCGGCAACATAAGCAAGCATGCGTGCTTCGATGTTTGATAGGTCAGCTACGTAAACGAGGTGGTCTTTTGGGGCGACTAAACACTTTCTTAGTTCACCTCCACGTGGAAGGTTCTGCATGTTAAGTTTTTCTGTGCCACCAAACCTACCTGTGTGCGCGGCGTAGTACCGTAAAGGCGCTGGAATGCGGTTGTCATCTAATGCGGCATCCAAGAAGCGCTGCGCTCTTGTCTCTGTAAGACGAGACTTCACTGCTTCTCGTGCTTGCCATATGTCGTTGTGTTCTGGGTACATAGCAACCATCTGTTTCCAGCCAGCGTCGTTTTTGCCAAAAGCAGGTATGTTTTTGCCTGTTGCTGGGCTGCGTTTAGTAGGTGGTTCTATGTCAATAGAACGGAGGTACTCTACAAATTTGTCATTAGACCCAAGTATCTTGGGGCATACGCCTGCTGCTTCTATCTTTGTTACACGGTTGTTGGTTTCTGATTCTAGGTACGTGGTTAGTCGTTCACGGTCTATCTCTATGATTGGATCTACAAACATGCGTGTAGTGAGATCAATTAGATCTAGCTCGGTTTTTGGGTATGTTGGTTCTAGTTCTTTCCAAATAGCATAGGTCAAGTCTGTATCTTGTATGCAATAGCCACCGAGTTCTTCGTCTTGCTCGGGCGTCAGATCGTAGCAACCCTTGGAATTTACCAGTTCCTCTCCTTTTCGCATTGTTTCGTCATCTGGGAACATGCGCATAGCTACGTACTTTAACGCTGAGGACTGTCCGGGGAACTTACCTCTCGCCATAGCAGCAGTGTCTATGAAGTACTTGGGGAAGTATCCGTAGTGTTGAGTGAGAATGTATGCGTCGAACGGGGTGTTATGGGCGATGAGCCGGACTTCGTTCCAGTCTATGTCAGCAAGCTCTTCGTCTACCTCGTCCGCAGAAAACCACATGGTGTCACAATCGTCGTATTTGATTCCTACGCCTTGGACTTTGAACAAAGGATGCTTGATGTACTCCATTGTGGTGAGTTTGGTTAATGAGACTTTTGAGTCGTAGTAAGTCTCAAAGTCGAGCGTTATATCAGTCAAGTGCGCTCCTTTTATATATTCTTGGCTTAACGATTTCCAAAGGTGGTTCATCGTTTAAGCGCAGGATAGCGACTCTGAAGTCTTTAAGTACGCAAACTTCTTCGCCGAATCTGTCAGCCATTTTCTGGGCTGCTTCTAAAGCAATTACAAGATCAGTAACGAACTCTTTATCGGCTGGACTAAACATGGCTCTCCTTGTCTTGTTTGACGACGGTGAACTTCGCATAAGCGGGTTTAAACTGTCTCTCGTTTGAGTTGTATTGTTTAACCTCGCCGCCTTTAGCAAGAAATTTTTTGACATCGTCTTGTAGCTCGTCACGCATCTTCTTCCGTATTTTGTTTTCTGAGATTAGGCCAATGCTCATTAAATACCTCTAATCCTCCAGCGAGTGGAGCGGTCCAAGTAAAGTAAATCCAGTCTATGTTGTTGCGACGGCATACTTGCAGCAGTGAAACATATGCAAAGCTCAAACCGTCTTCCACAATGAGGCGTTCAAAGTGCACGCTGTCTTCGGCGGGCACTTGTTTCCATGCGGAGGGTGTTTCGAGGTTGGTGTAATCAGCAATAGCGGCCCAGTCCCTAGATTGAATGTGACGAGGGTTTAAGACTATGTGCTGGCCTAGGCAATTTTTAAAAGGGGATATCGGATTCATCTGTAAGCTGTCGCCTCCTACTTTCTGCTTCTATGTGGGCATAGATATCACCTTCTAAGTGGTGATATCGAGACCGCAGTTCCTCTGCTATCTCTGGTTTACGTGACTCTACCCACACTCTTACGAATCGATCGAACTCAAAGTTACTTGGGGTGCTGTTGGTTAGCTCGATGTATTCTTCTGCGTCTTTCATGTGACCTCCTTACATTAGCCGGACTAATATTAAATGTAAACAGTAGTCCCTACTGGCGCTTCTAGTGTCCTGTTCGTCGACACCCATAAAGAGGGGGATGCGACTGTTTGGGCTATTTGTGACCAATCTTCGTCGTGTAGTTCTAGGTCGGTAAGAACGACTACGACTTCTGAATCGTGGTTAACTTGTTTGAATAGTGGAGAGAGTATTGTTCCGCCACCGCCTTTGATTTCTAGATCCGTGAGTCGTGCTCCTTGGTCTAGTGTGAAAGAGTCAGTGACTTGAGTGTCACCTATAATTACTTGAATGGATTCAGGCTCTACTTGAGCGAGCACAGCGTCAAGTTCGGAAGCGAACTGTTGGAAATATTTTGTGGTACTGCCACTACTGTCTATAACTACGGTGACTGGTCCGCATCCTTCGTTGTACATACTAGGTAGATACTCATCTTCGCTGATGTATGCGCGGTTGGGTTTGCGCCAGCTGTAGTCATCACTGGCTAGGTTAGTAAAGAAAGGCCAGAGCACTGTGCGCCAATCTACTTTGGGGCTGATGATCTCGCTGATAAAAGCAGCAATGCTTCCTGGCAGCTTGCCGCGTTGTTTTGCTACTTCAGCAGCCTCGGTGGTTGCCATTTGCCAGTCGGATTCCATAGCTGCATTGGATTTACCGGCTACTGTACCTTGACCTGCATCGAGTACTTTGCCCCACGCACAGGGCTTGGGTGGTTCGTCAGCAATGCGGTTGTATATCTCCTCGGCAGTGAGACCGTTGAACTGTTTGTCGATAAGCCCACCGTCAGGAAGGATAAAACCACAATCAATGAGGTGACCATTGATAGCGTAGTCACATGCGGAGTTCCAGATCTTAGCGTCACGGTCCTGTCTCCGTGTCATGTGGTTGAACACACAGTGCATGACTTCGTGTGCAATGAGACCCTTGAGCTGCGGTGAGCTAAGCTTGCTGATATAGGACGGAGCGTAGATAAGACGTTGGCCATCCGTGGCTGCAGTCTTTATATCGTCGTCAGCAACAGGCTTGAGCCTGATGGCCAGCGTCCCAAAGAACGGCTGGTCCATCAGTAATGCAGTACGGGCTTTGAGCAGTAAGCTCTCTGCAGACATATTAATTCCCCATTAGTTTGGCGGTTAGTACTACTTTGTTGATGGCTGTGTCATCGAAGTTGATGTCTTCTTTGATTTGCTGAGCTTTCTGTATACGAGTGACTTTGGTGTGTAACTCGTTGATCTTGTCTTGAGGTACAAACGACTCACCAGCTGGCCATGCTTGCAAGAACTGCTTGAGCGTGGTGCACGAGTCAAGAAGGCTATCGATTGTGGCGTGGTAGTTTGAGCGTGACATTTTGTAGTCTTGGTAGCGTTTCTCATACTTGTTAAGTATTTCAACTACACGTGCTCGTTCCATAGAGTCATCAATTGTACTGATAGGTACTTCTGCATGTTGTGAAGAAGAGTACATAAGGACGGATCGGTTAAGGTCGACAGTGGTCCGATGTCCGTTAGCATCGTTTCTTGGTTCAAGGATAAAGGTAATCCTGTTTACCTTTGTTTCAGATGGTGAGCTAAAACCAAAAGCGGGTTTCATTTCTTGGTTGTAAGACCATGTACTGCGTGCTTTTGGAATCGTGTCAAAGCTTTGTTCAACTGCGCTAAGCGTAGCTTGAGCGCTGCTTTGCAACACAGAGTCAACCATAGAGTTGATGTCTGCAGTTGCAAACTGTGGTTCGGGGGTGCTCACATCAAACGGTTGCATTGCATTGCGTCTGATTGTTGAGCGTAAGTCGTTTGACATGCGTACGGAGGCCATTTAATTCTCCTTACAGCAAGACTGCTGCGTTGTCTGCGGTCCACTTAGTGAAGCAGTCAAGAGTGA